TATATATAAATGAATTACGAACAAAAATATTTAAAATACAAAGCAAAATATTTAGCTTTAAAACAACAAATTGGTGGATATAAAATTGATGAAGAAGTTAAAATAAATAATACCAAAGAAATAGGTAATATTACTAAAATTGATGAAGCAAATAATGCATATACTATTCAATTAAAAGATGGTAATATAAAAGTATTAAAAAAAGATGAATTTAAAAGTAATACAACATGGGGCATGCTTAAAAGATTAGGTAAATCAGCTGCATCTGCAACTGCATCCGCTGCTAAAAACGCTGCATCTGCAACTGCATCCGCTGCTAAAAACGCAGCATCCGCAGTAAGAGAAGGATCACCTAAAGTACTTGAAGCTGCAAGAAGAGCAGCCGCAGCAACTGCATCCGTTGCTAAAAACGCAGCATCTGCAACTGCATCCGCTGCTAAAAACGCAGCATCCGCAGTACGAGAAGGATCACCTAAAGTACTTGAAGCAGCAAAATCAGCAGCAGCAGCAACTGCATTAGCTGCTAAAAACGCTTCAAATTTATTAAAGAAAAAAATATCACCTAAAAAAGGACTTAATACAGAAATTAAAGACGCAATGAAAGATTCTCCACCAATGAATAACTCTCAACCTAAATCATTATTAGATAATTTAATTAATCAAGTACAAAATTTATTCTAAATAGAACATGTATAGAATTAAATTATAAATTTTGAATTAATATATAATTTATATTAATGACAAATCCATTAGTAAATTTTGATAATTCAAGATTTATAGATAATTGTTCTTCATTATGTTATAATAATGCTAGTATACATTTTTTATATTCAATTGTAGAATTTAGAGAAATGGTATATAATATTGACAAAATAACAAATTCAAATATATCTTATAAGAAACTAGATCCTCCATTTGAAATAAATAAATTATTAGATGAATTACTTTTTAAATTAAAATATATATTTTTTTTATTAAATAAAACATTAATTAAAAATGGTAGCCCCAATTATAATGGAGAACAGTTTATTATAAATGATCATAAAATAGAATGTAATAGAAGTCTAGGTTATACAGGTCCGATTAATTCATTTTATGATTTTTTATATTATCCATTAATTAAATATACAACAGTATTAAGTTACAATAATATTGAAGGATTATTTTTAACTGGTCAAACTTTTGTTAATATTGATAGTGAATCTAAAACTAATGCAGATCAATGTACAGAAATTATTGAGTTAGATACACAAAAATTTTCAAGAGTTTCTTTAATATTTTATCTAAATGTATTTAGTGATATTTCTGATAAATTATTTTGTTATTATATTGCTGATAATTTCTCAAAAATATTTATTCATACTGATTTAAAAGTATCTTATACTAAAGAAATCTTTGTACAAAATAAATATCTTATTTATAAACCAGATGGAAAAAAAGTAGATCCTTCTTTTACGCAATTTACTACATGGAATCTATATGCATTATTAGTAGGGAATAGTAATGAATTTAATCAGGCAGTTGGCCATTTTTGGTTATTATTGTATGATTTTGAAAATGATAATTTTATAAGTATAAATGATACTAGTGATAAGATAGAAAGAGTTGAGCTTACGATAGATTTTGCAATCGAATATGCCTTATATGTAAGAGATGGAGAATCTTATACAGATAGATATCCAATTAAACAACAAATACGCCATTTAGCTGAAATATCTAGTAAAATGAATAATTTCGGTAGGACTGATTTAGATATAATTAATCATCAAATTTTAAAGAATATAATTATTAGTAAATTAAGATAAAAATTGGATCTCGCTTCGCATCGCTATTAATTTTTTTAAATATTTTCAAAGAAAAAAAATTAATAAGAAAATAAAAAAATATTTAAAAAAATTGGATCTCGCTTTGCATCGCTATCAATTTTTTTAAATATTTTCTTTTAAAATAAATTAATAAGAAAATAAATTAATAAATTAAAAAAATTGGATCTCGCTTCGCATCGCTATCAATTTTTTTAAATATTTTCTTTGAAAATATTTAAAAAAATTGATATAAAAAGATATTCTTAAACAATAATATTTCCTATATATAAATGGACGATATAAATCTAGAAGATGATATATGGAAAGAATTTGATGAAAAACAAACAAATAATCAAAAAGTAAAATTTGATTGTAATTTTTGTAATGAATGCAAAGGATTAAATGTAATTGTTGATCTAAAAGGAGCTTCAGTTTGTCAAGATTGTGGAACTGTTCGTGGTTTTACATTAGATAAAAATCCAGAATGGATCACTGGTGAAGATGGTGGTGGCGGTGAAAATGATCGTTGTGGTAATGCTACAAGTTATTTTTTCCCACAATCATCATTAGGTACAAATATTAAGAGTCACAAATATGATAAAATTAAAATGGTTCATGATTGGAGTCAAATGCCGTATAAGGAAAGAAGTTTATACGAAGTGCATCAATATATTGATTCAAAGTGTGATAAAGCCGCGATAGTAACATCAATAAAAGATAATGCAAAAATTTTATATAAACATATTAGTGATATAAAATGTCCGAATGGAAAACCGATTATTATTAGAGGATTAAATCGAAAAAGTTTGATTGCTTCTTGTGTATATAATGGAGCAAAAAATCAAGGATTGCCTAGAACAACCAAAGAAATTGCAGATATTTTTGGTTTAACAGTAAAACAAATTACCAAAGGAAATCGTAAATATGATAACCTGATAGATAATTACAAATATATGAATGAAAATAAGAGTAATCTTGCAATAAATTATATTGAAAGATTTGGTACAAAATTAAAGATTCCTCAATCAGTGCTTGAAGAAGCAAAAAAAATATCAATTAATATTACTAAATTAGATATTGCAAGTGGTCATCAACCTCCATCAGTCGCAAGTGCTTCATTATTAGTAGCATTAAAAAATGCTAATCTTGAAATAGATAAAAAAATAATATCCAAACTATTTAGTATAAGTGATGTAACAATTACAAAAACATATAAGAAAATATTAGAATATGAATATATAATAACCGATAATAAAATGACTGAGGCGATTTTAAAAATGTCATTAAGTCAATTTTACAAATCAAAATTAGATTACAAAAACATTATTAATGAGTATGATAATCATTACGAATTCTTAATGCAATCATTGTATAATTTTAATAAATTTATTATGAATTATGGATGTAATAATTATAGATTTGATTTGTTATTAACTTTGGAAGTTTAAATTTTTTTTATTTATTTGTTCAATAATAACAAAAGTTATTATTAAATATATAAAATAATTTATATCCCAATAATTAGGATACCAATAAAAGATGTATCTTAAAGGTCCAGTTATTAATTCCAATAAATTATCTAATTGAATAGTTTTAATTCCTTCTGAATTAACTCTATACCATATATTAGTCATTTTTGGATTTACTTCTACATAAATTCCAAAAATTATAACGGATATAATAAATGCTGTTAACAACTTATTTAAGTTATTTAAAATCATTTTTTATAATATTATAATATTATTATATTATAAAAAAAATAATGGGATGTATTCATTCTAGTGCAAAAATTAAACCAATCCCAATTGATATTATCAAAGAATTAAATATTCATATTCCAAAAGATTTTAATAGAAATTCACCAATAAGTAATAATATTGTTAGTAAATATATTAAAAGAGCAAGTATTGGTTAGTTGGTTTATTATACACCCTTGAAAATTTCAAATAATTTATTGTATTTTATATATTTATATATATATATATGGACTATAAAGATAAATATATAAAATATAAGACAAAGTATTTGAATTTAAAAAATATAGATATAAATAATCAAATTGGTGGTGGTAGTAAAAAATGTTCAATAGATGATACAGATAAAATTTTATTTGGAGATGGTGGTAGTTCTGCAATAATAGCCATTACAAAAGATAAAAGAGTTTATAAAATATTTACTTTATATAATTTTACTTTAGATATTCAATTAGATAAACAAATTAAAGACAAAAATATACTGGTAAATAATGAAATTGAAATATATAAATTATTGACAAAAAATATCATAGATAAAAATATTTCTAATCATATTGTAAAATATAAAAATTCAAATAGTTGTAATAATGCTAAATCATTATTTAAAAAATGTCCAAAATCTTATGTTGAATTTATGAATTTAGCTGAAGATCAAAAAACAAAAATGTGTAATCAATTTTTCAGAGGTCATCCAATTAAAAAAATAAATGATAAATATAAAGTTATTGAAATTGAACATTGTGATTATTCTTGTGCAGATTTTATAAAAGATGTCAGTAAATTACCAGAAATTGATATGGAAAAATATCTTGATATATTTTTCTTTCAGATTATTCATACAATTTTATCAATTCAAAAAGTATATCCATATTTTACACACAATGATTTATTTATGAGAAATATTTTAGGATTACGTGAAAAAGACAATGGAAATTTTTATACTTATAACTTTAATAAAAAAAAATATTATGTTCCTCAAAAAAAGTTTTTTCCAAAAATAAATGATTTTGGTTTAACAAATCTGAATGATGAATATAAAGATATTAAATTATATAAATCAGAATATAAAGATATATATAATATTATTTTTGATGTATATAATGGTGGAAATTTGGGTTCAACAAGTCTATCAGAACTTTGCAAAGATAATCCTGATAAATTAAAATTTTTAAAATTATATTTTTCAAACTATTTTAATATTGAGATTATTGATGAATATAAAAAAAAATCAAAAGATCAAATGAATTGGGATTGGTCAAATATTTTAGATAATGACTTTTTAAAATCTATTGAAATTAAAACTCCATCAGATTTATTAAATGGATATTTTTATAATATTTTTGGAAAAATAAATGAACATATACTATAATAATTCAAATTAGATATCCATCATACCTATTTTATCTACAATATTTGAATTATGAACACTCATACGATTTGTATAAGTATTTATGTGATCGTGATTAAAATACTCATATTTATAAAAAACTATAAATTTATCATTTGGATATAAAGTTGAAAAAAATTTAAGAAAATTAATAAATATGGGTGGATCATAATGTTCGTCGGTAATTAATTGTAGTTTATATTTTTCAGAATAAATATAATCTCGTAGTAATCCATCTAATATAACTTCTTCTTTGGTATCTTTATTAATCATTGAAAAATACCTTACTTTAAAATATGCATAATTTTCTACTTGATCATTTACTTCCATTTTTAGATTAATTATATATAATTTATTAAATAAAAATTAAACAATTCAATTTTTATTTAATATAAATGTAATACATTATATTAAATAAGAGAGAAAGTGCCATTATTTTTATTAGATTTGCTAAATATAAAATCTAAATTACCTTCTAATATGAATGGTTATGCTATTATTGATGCTTCAAATGCAATTGTTAAACTGCCAAAAAACCAAATCATCTTAATTTGGACTAATATTTTTAATAAATGTTTTGAATTAAATCTAGTACCATTTATTATTGGCAAAATAGCAAATGAACAAAGATTTAAACGTGAATTAGATGGTGTAAATATTCCATATTTTTTATATGCATTTTTACATGGACCACATGAAACATGTCCAGATGACCAATTAATTCATGAATTACATAATCATATAATTTCAAATAATATGGAATGTAAAGTTTTTACAAATGATAAATATCAAAAAAGAGCAAGTTGGGTTTATACTAAAACAATGATTAGTTGGAATGATGCACCAATTAGACCCAGACAAATGAGTAATCCAAATACATGGATTTATGAACCAAATGAATTACTAATTAAGGAATTAATTATTCCAGATATTAATAAAATTGGTATTTTAAGAAACTAAAAATTCATTAACAGCTTCATTAATATTATTAATTATTTTATATTTAAAATTTTCATCAAATAGATCTTTAAAATCTTTTATAATATCTTCAAGATCTTCTTCATTTTCTTTAGAAATTAATACTAAATTTACACCAGCCATTTTAGCACCAATTAATTTATGATCTAATCCACCAATTTTAGTAACATTGCCTAATAAATCTATTTCACCTGTCATAGCAATATTATTTTTTATTTTTTTTCCTAAAAGAATAGAAATAAAACAAACTGTAAATACAGCACCAGCACTAGGTCCATCTTTAGGTGTGCCACAATGAGGTGCATGAATATGAAACCCATTACTAAATTTATTTTTTAGTTCTAAATTTATATCATCAACTAATTTATTATCATTGATATAATTAACAGCCATTGTAAATGCACATTGGATACTTTCTTTCATTACATCACCTAATGAACCAGTTAATTTAAAATTAAAAGAAGAATCACCTGAAAAATTTTTCTTAATTTGGATTGGTACTATTCCACCTATTCCACTAGACGTAGCATATAATCCATTAATAATTCCTATTTCTGGATTTTTATGAACTACAGTATTAGTCATTGGTTTTTCATCTAATATTTTTACAATTTGATCATATGTTAGTGTAACAGATTCAGGATAAGATGATAACATAAAATCCTTATTTAATTTCATAATTATTAATTCCATTTTTCTTTTAATATCTCTTACACCAGCTTCAACAGTAAAATCAATAATTAATTTTTTTAATGTTTCATCATCTATTTTAATAGTACTTTTAAATCCGATTGATTTAACTAATTCAGGAATCATAAAACGATTTATAATTTCTATTTTATCATAAACAGAATATGCTTTAACTTCAATATCTGTAAAACGATCTAATAATATAGGATCTACTAATTTTTTATCATTAAAACTTGCCATAATAATACAATTATCTAACGGAAAATCAACTCCTTGAAAAAATCTATCTTGGAATGATTTATTCATATTTGGATCTGTTAAATGAATTAAAATAGATGATATTTCATTTGTGGATCCACCATGTTTAGCACAGGATTTGTCTAATTCATCAAAATATAAAATACATCTTCCTTTACCTACTTCTGCCATTTTTCTTACAATTATTCCAGGTTGAGATCCAGAATAAGTATATCCGTGACCATGCAATAATTCTCCATCATTTTGTCCACCTAATGTAATCTGAATAAATGGAATATCCAATACATCTCCAATTGATTTAGCTAATAAAGTTTTGCCAACACCAGGTGGTCCATATAATGCAATACAAGATCCTTTACCTTCTGGATTTGATATCCATCTAGATACCTGTAATATTAATTGTTCTTTAACTTTTTTATGTCCAAATGTTAAATTATTCATTTTTGAATTCAAGTCTTTCATATAGGTACTTAAATTCTGGGTGATTAATTTGTTTTTAAAGAAATTAATATCATCTGGATTAGACCATGGAAAATTTATAATAGTTTTTACATACATTAATTGTTTATAATAATCATTATTATTTAGTTTCATTTCAGCTATTTTTTCTAAAACAAATTGTTTAACACTTTCTGGTATATATTTTGAATGCATTACTTGTTTTTTATAATCTGTATCTGGATTTGTATTTGTATTTGTAATGGATGTTTTATTATCATCTTTTAGACTCATATTTATTTTTTTTAATCTTAATTGACTCATAAATGGTAAATTATTGTATATAATATCACAAATATTTTGTAAAGATTTTTTATCTCTTAATAAATTAAATATCATCCCAGCTAAATTAATTGAATTATCATCACCTAATAATAGAATTCTAATAATATAATAAATATCGGATGAATGATTTTGTTTATCAATAAAATCTTTGAATATTTGAGTAATTGTTTTATTATTTAAATTGAGATATTTAAAATATAAATCATCTAAATATTTAATATATTCACTCATTGATAATACGATAATATCTGATAATCTTGAATATTTTAAAATATTTTTCTTTAAATTTTTACTATCACATTCATCTAATTCATCAATCATTGTTTCAATATGTTTTCTCTTATTATATAATCCAATATTTGTAATTTGAGATGTTTTAAAATGAATATTTATATCATCATTAATAAAATTTCCTTTTATTATTATGTATGTACTTTTTTTAATATCATAAATATATAAATCATATAAATTATCAACTAAATCATCTTTTGAATTTATATTTTTCTTAATAAAAATATTTTCATTAAATAAGTTAAAATTATTATCATGTTCAATACGATTACTTACTTTAATTTCACTAATACTTAATGGAAAAAATATTTTATTATAAAAATCAAATAATCTTTTACTACTTTCATCATAAGAATTATTTGTATATAAATTAATAATACTTTCTATATTTTCCATACCAATATTATTTACTAAAATTTTTAATAAGTCTTTAATATCATATAATGGAATATTAATTTTATCACTAAATAAAAGAGTATTATTTTTTATAACTCTTAATCTTTCAATATGAGAATACATTAATTCAAAATTTTTTTGTTCATTTAATGATATAATTAATGGATCATTCTCATCGGAAATATCAGGTGATATTACGCAACTATTGTATATAATATTTAATTTTTTGAGGATTTCAAATAATTCATTTAAATAAACGTTTTTATCATTTGTTGATATAATATTATTTTTATCAGATTGATGAATATGTCTGCGTAACTTATCAATTATAGTAACATACTTATCATATTCAAGTCGAAGTACGTAATTCTTATATTCCTTTATGTTCATTATAAATATATTTATATTTTAAATTATAATAATATACAAATTATTATTATTTAATTTTATAATAGTTTTTTTAATTGTAAATATTTAGCTTTATATTTGAGGTATTTATTTTGATAATTATAATTTCCACCAGCAATTGGAACAGTATATCCTAAAGCTTCAATACATTCATCAATTATATTTGTTTCTAATTTAATTTTAGCATTTTGTGTTTTAATAAAAGTATCATATAGATCTTTAGGAATAATAGGTTTATTAAAGTTATTATCATTGATCCATTTAGAAACAATAGTACACTGTATTAAAGATGGTACTTTAATTCCAGATTTTCTAAGACATTTATTTATTTCTATTTTATCTTTACCATTAATAAAAGTAGTATATTCTTTAAGAGTTGGTTTATTTAGTATAGTTATACTTTTTAACCAATCTTCTACTTCTATACATATTTGTGATTTTTGTAATTCTTTAGGTTCTGGTTTTACTACTCCAAGAAAAGTTAAACATTGAATTTTTTGATCTGTGGATAAATATCCTATAGGATTTTGTATTTGTAATAATTCAGCATATTGTTCTTCTGTTACTTTCCAATTATCTTTTGTACTTTGTTGACCAAACATCCTTCTTAGTTGTTTTCTAAAAACTGCACATGTTGCTTCATTTATTTCTATTGGTTTTATAATTGGAGGTTTCCAATCTGGATTAATAGAAGGAATTGTAATATTATAAACACTAAAATATTCTGCAACCGCACAACAAATTTCTTCTTCAGTAATTTTTTTTCCTAATACTTCAGTTTTATTTACATGTTTATATAGAAATTCAGTATATTCGTCAGATGTCGGATTACGAGCTATTTGATGATAAATAGGTTTACTTTTATCAATTTCTATTTTGCCTGTTAATATATCTTTTTTTTCTTGATATCTTATAGGATCTCTAGTTTTATCAGCTATAAATAAATTTCGATGGACCCAATTTGTAATATAATCTAGTTTAAATCTAGCAATTCGATCTCTGTTACTACTTGCATTACCAGATTGCGATTGTCTTAATGCACACTTTCTTAATTCCTCTTGTAATCTTGTAATTTCTGCTTTTAATCTTTCAATTTCTGAGTCTTTATCAGATGTTGGTAATGAAACACTTTGGTCTGTTGCAATTGATGGTATAGTTGGAGGAGGAACAATTTCTAATCTATGTTGTGGTGGAGCTATATCATAAAGTCCTTCTGTACTTTCTTCTCTTTTTTCTACATTTTGTAAAATTTGTCCTTGTTTATCTCTATTTAGTTGTACTCTATCATTTAGTCCTTCTGTACTTTCTTCTCTTTTTTCTACAATTTCTTCTGGTCTATTTGATCGTACTTGTGCTAAACTAGTTTTTTCTTTTTTCATAAATTCATATGCCTGTCTACCCTGTCTATCTATCCGTTCCTCCTCCGTTAAAATAGGTTCTTTAACCTTATTTGAATGCAATAAAATTAAATTTTGTTCTAAAGATTTTATTTGTTCTTTTAATGAATTAATTGTATTTTGTTGATTTAAATAATAATCTGGATCATCGCTTATAAAAATCCCCTTCATTGTAATATATTACATAATAATAAAAATTATAAAATCATAAAATTATCTAATTAAATTATCTACAAAACTATTTAATTTATTTAATTTATCTTCATAAGTATGATCTCCTTCAATTAAATTACTTATATATTCAATTAATTCTAATTTAGCATTATCTTTAATTTCAAAATCATTCATATTTACATGTAATTGTTCAATTAAATCATAAAATTCTTTACTAAAGTCATGTTCTTCTGGAACAATTAAATTTATGAAAGTTTCTTCTGATTCATCATTTTTAGAGTTTACTTCTTCAATTTCTGCTAGAGTATCTGTATTATTATTTAATAGAGATTCATTATTACTATAATTCAATATTAACAATTCATACTTTGTTTTAATTTCATCATTTTTTAATTTAATTAGTTCGACTAATCTTTTAATATCATTTTCTTTAATTTCTTGAAAAGAATCAGTATATTTATTAATATCTAATTTTAATTTGTATTCAAATTTATTAACGATACTACAAATATATATATTAGTTTCATTTATATCTTTTGTAATTTCTAATTTTTCTTCATCACTCATTTTATTAACACAATTTATATTGGTATTATAATTAATTTTTTCATAATAATTTCTAAATAAATAAAAATTATCAATCATTCCTATATAATCATTATATAATTGATCATTTACTTTTTTATTTTCTATAATAGTTTCAATTTCATTATCACTTAATTTTGTTTTATTTTCAATAGTTAATTTTGAACTAGCAAAATTCTTACGATCAGTTGCTGTTATATTAATTAATCCATTTAAATCTATATTTATATTAACATTTATTACTGGAACACTTCTAGGTTGTTTTGGAATATTTTTTAAAATAAATTCACCAATTAAAAAATTTTCATGAATAAATTGACTTTCTCCTTGATAAATTTTTATTGTAACTTCTTCTTGATTATCTACTTCCGTAGTAAATTGTTTTGTTTTTGAAACTGGTATAGTACTACCTCTTTCAATAATAGGAACAAATTGTCCTCCTACAGTTTCTATTCCTAATGATAATGGTACTATATCCATTAAGATTAGTTGATTATTTGTTAATTTATAACCATATAATCCAGCACCAAAAGATACTGCAGTCATTGGATCTATAATATAATCAAATTTATTAGAAAAATATTCTTCGATGACTCTCTTAAAGAACGGAACCTTTGAAGTGCCTCCAATTAGGATAACATTATTAATATCAGTTTTTTCAAAATTAGAAATTTTTAATACTTTTTCAATAGGTAATAATAATTTATCTTTTAATGATTCTAATATTTTTTCATAAGTTTCAATTGTTAAAATATCTGTTTCTATTTTATCAGATAAATTTATTTTTATTTTTTCTATCTTTTTTATATTCTCTTCCGTTTTATCCATTTTTAAATGATCAAATAATAAATTATTTACATCTTCCCCACCTAATAAATTATCTCCACTTGTTCCAATTACTTCATAAATATCCATATTATCTTCATCTTTAGATGCAGTTAAAATAGAAATATCAGTTGTACCTGCACCTATATCTATTACCATTACATTTTTATCAAAATTTTTATGATAATGATAATAAGTAATACAAGCAGAAGTAGGTTCATTAATTATACGTAGTAATTTCATTCCGCATAATGAGAATGCATCTTTGGTAGATTGGCGTTGTTTTTCATTAAAATAAGCTGGTACGGTTAAGATAATTTCGTAAGAATTGGATAAATTTTTAGAAAGTAAATGATTATCTATAATTTTTTTTATTTTGGTGAGTAAGAATGAAGTTAATTCAACTATAGTATATTCTTTTGTTTGTATTGTTAGTTTTTCATCACTCATTCCAATTAATCTTTTTAGATTTCGAATAATAGTCCATTCTTTATCATTAATATTTAATACATCATTTCCTGCGATTATCATATCATTATTAATTGCAATTAAAGATTTTATAAATTGATTATCTTGATTGTCTTTTATGAGGATTAGTTCATTATTTAAAAAATAAGATAAGCATACATTATTGGTACCTAAATCTATTCCAATTATCATATTTTTAATAAATAAATAAATGATTTGAATTTAACTAATTATAAATTCAAATCAAAATTAATATTTTCTATTTTTTTGTAGTTTATCTAAATAACCACCTATGAAATCTATTATATTTACTTCAGATTTAGTAAGATTACGTTGGAGTGCTGATGTGCTTGCTGAT